GGGTGTTTTTCAATTTTTTCAATTCTAACCACTTCAACAATGAAATTACTCATAATTTATCCTTTATTTTATGATACATCTATCATAACATAAAATAAATGAAATGTCAAGTGAATATAAATATTATTATCGGGACCAAGTGGTGTTTAAGACCGCATTGGCCCCTGAACAAAGCATTAGAGGTAACTAACGCAAATGTCTAAACCTATTTATTTAATATATAAACACACCAGTCCATCAGGAAAATCTTATATTGGATATACTTGTCAAACTATGAAAGAAAGATGGAAACAAGAAATTTCACATTCCAAAAATTTTAAACATGGACACAAATTAGATACTGCTATTAGAAAATATCCAAATGAGGATCAATGGACTTATAAAATCCTAATATATAATATTCCAACTTTAGACGAAGCCAAGAATTTAGAAATCATTTGTATATTTTATTTTGATACAAATATTAATGGATATAATATGACTCCTGGTGGAGATGGACATGGAAAACATTCTAAAGAAACTAAAAATAAAATAGGTATGAAAAATAAAGGAAAAATTTCTTGGCGTAAAGGTAAAATTAATTTACCAAAACATTCTAAAGAAACTATATACAAAATGTCACAAATAAAATTAAATAAACATCCATCACAAAAAACTAAAAATAAAATATCTAAATCTTTAACTAATCGGAAACTTTCCAAAGAACATATATTTAACAGGTCTAAATCTCAAACAGGATTAAAACGCTCACAAGAAACCAAAAGGAAAATACAAATAGCCAAATTAGGACAACATTACACAAAACAATGTGGATAGCAAATATTTATTTGATGGTTTCTTTAAAGGTTAAGAAAAGGTGCGGTATTACGCAGATTCAAGTAAAACAAAAATCCATGAATTTTATCTCATTCTAAATCAACAAGATAGAGCGATTGGAAATCATAAAAATGTGTTTTATAGGCCAAGAAGTGTGGTTTCGATAGCTTGAACAAGCGATTCCAAATCATCATCCAAGCGGCCTATATCAATCAAGGACAATTGTGTATTACTTTCCAAAGTATATTCTCTCCGGATCTTTCCAAGTTCTGTTTTCAATAAGTAAAGAGTATCCGAATATAACTCATTCTCTCTTTCTAATTCCAACGTTTCGTTAATCTGTCTAGCCATTTAATTTCCACTCTGATGCTGGGAGGTAAGTTCTTATCCGAGCATACAATTTACTATTGGTTCCTTTTTGTAGATTTGGTGTTACATTTTTCTTTATTTCTTCTTTGGATAATTGGCGTTGATGGTAATTCTCCTGTATATAGATACCATCATCAACCTTAACACCATTATGATATATTGGATAAGTAGTTTCATTTTTTGTTATCCAATAAACAAACCAACAACCTTTGATTTGTTTAAAGTCATATACATCACCAAAACCCAAATTTATTGGTAAAAATTTACTTTGAATATAATCAATTTCTAATTCATTTGTATGAGGTTGTTTCCAAGATCTACTCTTATATTTTCCTTTACAAAGAAAACCAGTATTTGGATCTACATAAAGATCTTCAATAGGATAAATTTTAGGAAAATGTGAATGTTGAGTATATGCTTCACCATTTAATATATAAACATTTTTTTCTACCATCCATAAAATACGATGACGAATTTCCTGTCCTATTTCAGTTTTATCATCAGCAAAATGGCAAATTTCAGAATATACTTTATCCCAAAGTTGTCCAACTTTAGATTCTAAAAAACTATGCAAAACCGAATAATCAAAATAATCTTTAGCTTTCTTTTTATTCAACATAATACAAAATTATATCATACCTCAATATTTTTGTCAAGATTTATTTTTGCTTTTTCCACCCAGTAGAAATTTTAGAATAACGCCGGTCTGACATTTCTACAATATTAGGATCTATTTGATTATTTAATGATTCTTGAGCCCGCTGACGGAGTAATTGAGATGTAGAAAGAGTTTTAGATCTTTTTTCAACTATATCCTGCATCATTTCATTTACTTTGGGGCTTACTACATTATCAGGATTATTCTTTACTTGTTCCTTTAATTCAGAAATTTTTTGATTATCAAACATTATATCACTCTTTTCGGTTTTCCAATATTATATTTTGGAACTAAAGTCCATCCTTCCTTTTCTTTGAAAGATAAAATTTTAATTAAATTAATTGGTGTAATAGGTGATTTAGATTTTTCTGGATCCACCAATTTTACTAATCCCCATTCTGCCAAAAGATTTGCAATTGTATTACGGCGCCCTTTATCTTCTTCTGAAAAATTCGTTTGTTTTCCATCTAATGCAAAAAGTTCTTTAAAATGGAGAATTTTATAGTGACCTTGTTTATGTAATATATGTGCCGATTGATATAATTTTGGTTCTTTACGTGAAGCTATTCCAATACGAGTTAAAGTTTCCTTAGTTTTTAAAAAATCATCCGGTGAGGATAAAGTGACTTCAATTCCAATATCATCAAATAACATAATTTTTCCTTTTATTTCTTTGTTGTTCAGATCTTGTGGCCCACCCAACATTACCAGGCTCATAATTTTCATTATTATTTATATGATCAATAGTCTTTAGATGGACCTGAAATATCTTTATAAAACATTTTTCTTTTTATTTATACCACCCTGATACATTCGAGATTTAATATATTCAAGATCCTTTTCAGTAAGGATTTTCAATGCTTCTCTAGCTTTTTTAGTAGAATAGGAATAATATTCTTTAACTAAATCTAAATTTTCAGGTTTTTCATCTTTTGTTCCTTTTGCAAAACGAGGACGCGCAGAAACACCATACAGATAAAAAAGATATTGAGGAGCACCATCTAAACTCGATCTTTTATTCATTTCTTGGGCATAATAAAGTGAATCAGGAAAACGAGCAAATATACGATTTATCACATACGCATACCGCTTATATTCTTTTTCAGTTATTTGAGGATCTGATTCAGAATCCTCAAGTAAATTTTTTTTCGTTTTATTAATTGAATCTAAAAACCTAAAAAAATCTGCCATTACAGAATATATTCCCAAGTACCATCCGCATCTGATAGGATATCTCCCGATTGTCTTTTCATTTTTACTACTTTCTTTTCTGTCATATTATTATCCTTCTTTCAATAATTGTTCATGCATTGTTTTAAATGCTGCATAAAAATCTTCTGGATGAATTGAATAAGACCATAAATCACCATTCCCATCGGGAAAAGAAATTTCATAAAACCCAAAAAAGGTTCCACCGAAATGTGCTACTTGTTTTTCTTTTGGTGTATTTTCATTTTCAATTACATCTACCATACAATCTGCCAATTTAAATCTCATTGTCCCTTTAGTTTGTCCGGGATACCAATCTCTTTGAACTGGGACAGAAATTGTAGCCACTGGAACTCTTGGCTTTTTGACAACTGGATCCGGATCATTTTTGATTTCTTTTGGCTCTTTCTTTTTCTTTGCAATTTTCTTTTTCTTAACAGTTTTCTTTGGTACATATTTTTCCTCTACCAAATCTTCTGTCGGTGAATCTATTGAAGCATCAAATGCTTTATCGAGATTATCACCACTAATAACAATACCATGGTCATCTAACCACCATTGCGGAAATGAATGATCTTTGTTATGGTCTTCCAAAATTATATTATGTAATTCTATACCCCCCTTTTCAAACAATTCATCTATTTCATATTTTACATATACACGATAAGTATAATCTGAAACCACAAGTATCAAAGAATTAGGATTATTTTCAGCCCATTTAATCAAATACCGTGAATTATCTTCCATCAATGAGGTTCCTGGCAGCATTCCACCAAAATCGTAAATAACTAAATCTGTACCTTCTTGAATACCACCCACGGAATGCGCCCGATATGCATCCAATTCACATGGAAAAATTAAAGCAGCAAATACTTTTTTATGAGTTTCTACTTCCTCTTCTGCTGTATGCATAGAGGTGCCCATAGGATCTACAAGGATACAAGTTTTAATTTTCATATAACTTCAAATCCTTCATCTGCCATTACAGTTGTTAAAAACGCAAGCAAACAAATTTCTTGATCCAAACTACGTGATGCTTGATCCAGAAAATCACCCAAAATCAAAACAAATTGTGGAATGAATTCTGGCTTAAAATGAACATACATCACATCAAACAACTGCCGATATATGCGCGTGGGTTCATTATCTGCGTTATTAGCTACCCACTTTCTCACTTTACCAAAATCTTTATCTTTCATTGCTGCTAAAAGTTCCTTAATCGGAACATCGGCCAACTGGCTTAAAATACCTGAATCAATCTTTCCTGTAATTGCATATCTTTGAATTACACCAATTGTCATACGAAAATCAGGAAAGAATTTCGAAATCAATTGCATTAAAACTGCATTTTCAAATGGGATCTTTTCTATCTTTAAGATTTCGGCAATCCGTTGATGCATTTGTTTGGCCATAGAAACTTTTTCTTCTTTTGTTGGTTTAAAATCAACAATAGGACAGCGAGAAAATAAAGCATCAATTACTTGATTCTTAAAATTGATAGTTAAAATAAAACTACAATTTCCAGAAAATTCTTCCATGAAATTCCGTAATGCTTCTTGAGTTAACTTGGTAAGCCCATCAGCTTCATCCAAAATAACTACTTTACGTCCACCAGTCATAGATACTGTTGATGAAAAACCACGAATATCTGTTCTCAATGTATCAATATTACCATTTTCAGAACAATTGATAATTAAACTATCCGCATCCAACTCATCACATAGCGCACGAGCAATAGTTGTTTTTCCAATTCCTGGAACACCATGTAAAGTTATATTAGGAATAATATTTTGATCTACATAAGATTGGAATATTATTCTGAGGTTTTCTGGAAGGACTGTATCTTTTACCGTACGTGGACGATATTTCTCTGCCCAAATAATTTCTTTACGAATCATGTAATACTTTTTCCTTTTCTTTTTTCAATTTAATTATTGTAGGATATTTAGGATCTCTACACCATCTACAAAGTAATGGTGCTCCTTTCATTTCACCCTCAAGAATTACAGCATCATAAAATAACCCGCGCGATCAGGAAATAATTGGTCACTCTCTCCACAAATTTTACATTTTTCCATTATGTAACCACCACTTTCAATTTAGTTCCTTGATTTTGTCCTTGATAATATGTAGGTTGTAAACATGCACTACAAACTCCTGCATAATATTTTGGTAATTTAACTACTTGATCTGATTGAATTAAATCAAGGAACTTCTTTACACTAAAGGGATATGTTTTACGTTTTTCTTTATTTTCTGGTTCACTGGTATCAATTGCCAAAAATTGAGCCATTTTACGTTTCTGACCACAAAATTGGCAATGTAAAGTTGTATTTTTTCTTTTAGTAGATTTAGCCATTTTCAATAGTCAAGGTTGATTTTAATTCCTTGTATCCTTTAACTATAATATCCCATTCAGGACCTACATATATAGAATTAAAAGGATGAAGTGATTTATCTAATTTAAAAACACCTTCACCAGCTAAAAGAAAAATTCCATTACCCAAACCATCAATATATCCAGAAAATACTGTTCCATATGTAATAGATCCTAAACGTCTAGATTCTTTTTTAACTTCTTTAGTTTTAATATTAATTTTCATTTGTGCCATAATTTCCATTTTTCCTTTTCACATTATTTGATTTATTATCCATAATATTTTGGTAGAGTTACCGAGGATTGAACTCGGATTTGTGGCGTGAAGGGCCACCTTCCTATCCATTTAGAAGATAACTCCACATTTTAATTACCATATTGACTAGCATTTGCTTCTAATACAATATGATATGTAAGTGGTAAAGTCTCATGTTTAAAGCGGCTAATACCATCTTTACATACTGCAACATCATAAGTGCCTGGAATTAATGTTAAATAATCAATTTTCCAAACAAATTTAAATGGAGGAATTTTAGCAGGTGCTTTACCAATTTCAAGACTGGTTGTATTTGTACTGCTATTTTTACTATCTAATGTAGTTAGACTTAACTTTTTACCATCACTTTCAAGAGCCAATTCAGGCGTTCCTAAAGTTCTAGCCATATTTGTAATTGATCGAAATTGAGCTTCTGTTAATTTTAAGGTAACTTCAGTACTAGGTAAAGCTATTTTTTTCTTAGGATCTGGAATATATGCTAAAGCTTCATCTCCATAATGATATTTAACCGATAAACCACCAGATTCATCACTAATTTTAACATATTCATCAGCTTCATCAAAAATCAATGTTGGTTTTTCAAATTGTGTTGTTACTGATAAAAATTGAGTTAAATCATAAATTGTAAATCTTTTAGGAAATTTTTCTGTTATTTCTACTTCTGCAAAAGTATGTTTCTTTACAGAACGTGTTACCAAATTATTTCCTTTTGGAAACAATAATGTTTGATTAATAGTTGCAAAATTCTTTAAAATATCAGTTGTTATTGGTGTTAATAATAGAGACATTAGCTAATTCCTTTTTCATTTCAATTATAAATTTCAATCTTAATGTATTTTCCAATACCGATTTATAATGTTGCATTAAAACTAATTTATATGCTTCAGAATCTTTAGTAACTATTACGGTATCCATTGCTTCAAATAAAGCTTGGCGCATATATACTAAACTATCCAAATGTTCTTCATAAGCATCTTTTAATGCATCACGCCCATTGAATGGTTGAAGTCTTGTACCATACTTATGATATCCTGTACGGTCCCTTAATTTAATATCATCCATCAATTTTAATTGTGTTTTTTCTTGTATTGATCCTGGAGGAAATTTTTGTCTTGATAAATCACTTAATACAAGATCCCAAATAGCAGGTTTATTATTTACTATTGGAGGCGGTTCTTTTTTCCATAATTCTTCATTCATTTTAAATATATCCCAAAATACTAAATTTTCTTTTTATCATTATTCATTATAACATATTTCTATTTGGTTGTCAATTACCAAGTTTTCTTAATTGGCGGAGCAATAGGGTGTGAATTATCTTCATTTCCTATATCATCAGGTCCATCTTGTGCATTTGGATCTATTTTGGTATAAACATCAAGGAAACTAGTTTGAGTATTTAAATCAAATCTAGCAATACTATCTCGAATAGCCTTAATTCTATTACGTTTAAAAATGGCATAAGCTTTCACAATATATACTAAACGACCAGTACTAATTGTTTCATCTACACCACCTTGATTATATGTTTGCCGTATATTTTCTGCCCATTGACACAAACAATCAATAAAATCAGGAGATTCAATACCATATATTGATAAATTCTTTTTAAGAATTTTGGCAGTTATTTTTGAATTTGGATATCCTTGTTCATACATTAAAGGAAATCTTTCCAATAATGCTTCATTCATTACATTTGTTCCAATATATTTACCATCTTCACTACCTCGACCTTTTGTATTAGCTGTAGCTACAATATTGAAACCCTTACAAGGATGCACCCAACGATTAATTTTTTTAATATAAATTCCACTACCTTCTAAAAGAGGTTGCATACATAAAAATTTGGAAGAACCTAAATCAATTTCATCTAATAAAAGAAGTGCACCACTAGGATCTTCGGCTGCTTTAACTGCTGGTCCATCTTCCCAAATTGTATCTCCATTAATTAACTTATAACTTCCTAATAAATCACTTTCATCCGTTTCAATCGTAATATTTACTCGATACAAATTTTTCTTATTTTCTGCACAAATCTGTAAAGGAATTAATGTCTTCCCAGATCTTGTGGGACCTGTAATATAAAATGGTAGAAAAATACCACTATCAATAATAGTTTTTACATCATTATAACAACCAAAAGGAACAAAGGTTGGGTCTTTTTCAGGAATAAAATTATTTGAATTTTCAATTTTCTTCTTCATAATGTATATTATCCAATTTTTTATTCTATTCCAAAAGGTTTCGCTTTTACATCATTTTCATCTTACCATACTTCAGGTTCAACTGGCTCCTTTGGAACTTTCAATGGTTTCGTTTTAATTACTACATCTTTAAATGCCACAACTGGCAATTTTAAAAGAACAGTCAAATCATATCGGGCCCGTTTATCTGGAATACGAACCTTTAAATTCTTACTAATCCATGATGGTGCAAATTTTAAACCATTAATCTCTTTTGTAGCTTTTAATAAATCAGAACGTTTTACAAGATTTGCATTCTTTCCAAATTTTGCAATTAGTTGATCTAAAAATAATCTTTGGCTTGTTGTTAAACTTTTTGGTGAATTATTATCCACTTTTTTCTTGGACATTTCTAACCCCTATCTTTAATTATACTATATTTTCAATGAATTGTCAAGTACCCTATTTAATGAATCTTGTTAAAAAACGCGGACATTATAAAATTAAGAAATCATCCGTATAAACCGAGTGAGAACTACGCGTTGTTTCCTCTGTTTCAATCCATGATCAGTCATTGCTGTTACCATTTGACGATTACTCATTGGCATTGCTGGCGCAAACGGACTTGATGGTAAATGAATTTTCAATTCTTTTCCTCCAGGAATAATATAAAATTCATTATATCCCATATCATCAGCCAAAATAAAACCATTTTTATTAAATTCACCTCTTAATTTATTTTGGCTATCTTCATCTATCCATCTTTTAGGACATAAAATTTCAAACGCATGATTTTTTAATTCTTCAGAATCTCCCGAAATAAAAAATCCAATAGCATTAACTCCTGTACGATTACGGAAAATTTGTAAAAATTGTGAAGTATTTTCCATAGATGATACCGAAATTGGATAATCTATATGAGTTATTGGATCTTTCAAAAATATATCATTTTTATTACAATCAATAGGTAATACATGTCCTTCTTCATTACCTACATAATAATGATCTGTTGTTGCTTCACCATCTGTAATAAAAATTGTATTTACTTTTTGATATTTCTTACAAAATGGTTTAACCATCTCTATCGCAGTTACAATGGTTTCATTTAAAGGAGTACCTCCCATTAAATCTGTGGGTGGTAAAGAAAGTTGATTACTAGAAGCCATCATTAATAAATTAATACAAGCATCATTAAAATCTGTGGCGGACATATTACTTGATAAAATTTGACGTAACTTAAATCCTGCAAAAAAAGCAAAATCATCTTTATGATGTATAAATTCATCCGCGTTTGCTTCTATTCCCAAAGAAAAAATATTTTGCTTACTATGTGTTGCATATGATCCAAAAGTATAAACATCAAATGGAATTTGTTCTTTTTTAGCAAATAAAACCAAATTCAATAATTGATGAATAGCTCCCAACATATGTGGTTCCATGGAACCACTCCAATCAACAAAAATTTGTAAAATATGATTCTTACCTTCTGGTATAGTGGCCACTTTCAACATAATATCATCTTCAAATTTATACCTATTTAATTTATGAAGATCGATAATTCCCATATTTGAAATTTGGGTTCTACGGTATGCATCGGCCGCTTTATGTATTTCAAATTCTTTTTGTAACCATGCAACCACTGGTTTATTTTCTTCTTTAAATTTTTCAAATTCATTAGTATGAAGAGAAACCATATTTGGTTTTTGATCATAAAATAATCTAATTTCAGAATGAACTACCCAATAAGGAATAATAATTTGATCTAATTTTGGAATAGGTATACCTAAATATTTAACATTTTTAGCCATAGAATCAATTAAATTTTCTTGAGATTTTTCCCAAGTTTTATCAGTTTCCGATTCTATAGGAATATCTAATTCCGATTCATTGTCCTTTTCGGTTTTAGTGGTTTCTTTGGATTTTTTGTCTTCATTGGTTTCTTTGGTTTCTTTGGAAGTATCTTTTTTAATTTCATTTTCTTCCTTTTCTGGTTCTACAGTATCTTCCTCATTATCAGATTCATCAATATCTGAATCGGGATCAATTACATCAGAATCTTCTTTTTGAGATACATTCTGTTCTTTTTGTTTCTCTTCTTGATTTTCTTCCTTTTGTGATTCTCTTTTTTTCTTTTGTTCCTCTTTAGCATACTTATATAAGTCAAAACAAATATCTATAACATCATTAAATATTAATGCTTTTTCAATACGATCAACAAATTCATGTTCAATTGGAGAAAAAATAATTGAAGAATCTCTCGTTTTAAAATAAACATTAATACGGTCTATAATATTGAATTCATTTATATTACGAGATTTCGTAGCAAAAAAATCTCTATCTACTAATTCTTTATATCCATTTAAAAATGCTTTTCGGCCACCAGGATATTTGATCTTTATAAGTTTTTCAATACGGCAATCTTCTACAATATTGATAAGTCTTTTTGCAGCCCGAGGATGAATAGGATTAACATACATACATGCTTCAGTAAATATATTTCCTCCTTGTGTAGAAAATAATGCATGTGATACTTCATGAAGGATAAAAAGATCATATATATCATTTGATATATCTTTCCAAATTGGAAGAGTTAATATTCTTCTTTTTGGATCGAAGGACGCAGTACAAATACCCGCATGTACTACTGTTAAATCTTCTTTAGCTAATAATTTTGCCAACATCTTTTTGGATTGAATGTTTATCATTTAATCTCCAAAGACTTCAAAATTTTATTTTGGATCATTCCCGCATGGCGCAAAAGTCTCTTTCTCTTCCACCTCGTACAGCCAAACGTGATCGTCTTGGTGGCCTCTCGCCATCGGGATGATCCATCGAAGGTTTGGAACCACGTTGGGGAGGTCCGAAACTGGGAATATGCGCACCTCTTCGGACTCCAGCGTGCGGCAAGCCTCCAGTTTTGTTGTGTCAAAGGCATGAAAGAACTCAACAGACCAATCCTTCCCAAAAAGTCTGAGAAATAGCGTCCAACCCACGGCAACTCCAGCCTCTTCATTGAACTCGCGCCACATGGCCGCGCTGGCGCTTTCATCTGGCAACCCAGGCTCTCCGGATGTGCGCTTACCGCCGATGGCATTCCAGTGCCCTACCACCGAAGCAGGCCCGTGGTTCTTGTGGATCAAGGCTACCTTGGAGCCGTCAGAACTGAAAAGAAAACCGGCAACGTACTTTGTCATTCGGCCCTACCTCCCGCTGTAGTCATGTTTTAGATGAATATACCAACTTCTTCTTACATTTTGGACAAATTCTACTATATTCATTCATAAATTTAATTATAACATGATTTATGTAATTTGTCAAGCGCCATGAGCAGTACTTTCATGATAACCCGCGGCACTAATTTGAACAAATTCAGCATTCTTCCATAATTCTACAATATTACGTGCACCATTATATGAAAAACCAGAACGAACACCTTCCATTAATTGAGTAAGAATTGTAGATACATGTCCTTTATATGGAACTAATGTTTCTTCACCTTCAATATATCCTTGTTTTTGAACTTCAAATTTTTGTCCAAACGATGCTGAACCGCGATATATTTTGAATAATTTTCCATCATCTTTAATCACATTACCTGGAGTTTCTTTTGTCCCAGCAATCAAATGGCCTAACATAACTGAATTGGCTCCAGCGGCTAATGCTTTTACAATATCACCAGAATTCTTTATTCCTCCATCAGCAATTAAATTAATTTTAGGAAAAAATTTCCGAATTCTAAAAATACTTTCTAAAGTAGGAAGACCAGATCCTGTAACAATTCTTGTAGTACATTGACTACCACTTCCAATCCCCACTTTAAATGATAAATCATATAATGGAAAATTACCTCCCAACCTTTTTAAAAGATTATCAATACCTTTAGGAGTTGCATAATTACCTATAATCAATCTAGGTGTTGGAATAATTTTACTATAAATTTCTAAAATTGTATTTTCAACTTCAGGAGAATCAGCATGAGCCACATCAATACAATATCCATAGGGATGATACTTTTCACACAATCTAATTCTTTCTAATGCTTCTTTATATTTCCCTTCAACCGAAACAAATACAGGTGGTTTTTCATATTTTGGAAGTAAATATAATTGTTCTTTAGGAGAACACATTCTATGTAATACTCCAACTCCACCAAATTTATACATTTCTATTGCCATATCGGTTTCTGTAATCGAAGACATATTAGCAGATAAAATGGGAAATTTTAATGGAATACCAGCAACCGAAGTAGCCAATGAAACTTGATCACGACTACCTCCAAATGTTCTTTGTGGAACTAATAAAACATCATCAAAACTATTTGCATATAACATGTTTCTTCCTTATGAGTGTTGTATTTCTCTACTATCCTTTCCCAAATTTGCGTAGTTTCTCAACATACGAAAATTTCCTTATCTTTAGAATCAATAACTTGAGATTTGCATTAAACGTGCAACTATAATAGTATGACAGTCATACTCGTTTTAACTGTATTTACAGTTTTTGTCCTCATTGATGCTATTCAGAGGAAACACCAGAAAAGCTAGTTTTCTGGATATAACTTGGACGGAATGTCTTGACCGCATCAATAACAATTTGTTGCCGTCTTCGCATTTCGTCCAAGTGAATTACACAAATTGAATTTGGATCTTCATGTTTCCCATAATTTTCAATTAAATCAATTATACTATCTAATAGTTTATTAAATTCATCTAGGTTAACTTTAATTTCCACATTATTCTTTCTTCCACACATAAACCGGCTCATATTTCCGGAATCGTCCTAATACTTTGATATAATTCTTACAAAGAGGGGTTCCATCTTCTCCAATGCGATTCGCACCCGGCATATTCATTAATACCATTTTTTCAACACCAACAAATTTCATTCCAAGTGATTTCAAAATCTCAGAACTGTCTTGTTCAATTGGCATACATTCTTTTCCATAAAAAACATCTGCTACATTCCAAAGTAAATATCGATTTTTCTTAAGATAAGAAACCGCAGTTTCTAAAGTTGGACGTAAAAATCCTTCTCGCCATGCATCATATTGAGGGAATTTAATACATGATTGTGTTTCATCTTCACTATATTGTTCCTTTGAAAAATATGGAGGTGATGTAAAAACAAGGTCTAATTTTCCTTTATATTTTTTGAATTTCTTATCTTTTCCAATTACTTCAGACCCTAATTGAAATACTTCAAATGTATGTGGTTCATAACCCCAATGTTTCAATGAATTATTAATAAATCCTGCCAAATACTCGTAACGAGTTTTTCCAAGTTCATCAATAAAATTATCTGTATTTGGATCTGTTCCAATATAATGAATATGTCTATCATCTAATACAGTCATTGCACCCGCAATTCGGCCACCCCAACCCGCAGATGGGTCATAAATGTTAATTACTGGTTGATCTTTAATATGGTCTGTATATTTTTCATAAAGATATTTGGCAACCATTGGTGGAAAATTTACTGCTACTTGAATATAACCAATTTTAAATGCTGTAAATCCAAGTGGAAAAATTCGAGTTGAATTCTTAAAGAAACGGATATGGTATTGTTCTTCTTCTTTTAAATCCTGTTCCATTGCTTGAAAATATGGATCTAGATATATTTTTATCTTTTTATTTGAACCAAAAGGTTTAATGAAAGCTGGAGGAAGTTCTCCTAATAAATTAGTTAGGTGTTCTGGACCTATAATTCCTAATGTAAATAATTCAATAATATCAGCTTTAGAAAGCCATAAAAATTTTGAAGCATCAACTTGAGTATAACCACTACCTGTTTCACCTTCTTTGGAAGGTTCAACACGACTCAACCAAAATCCATATTCACCAAATTTTACAAAATCTCTTTTGAATAATTGAACCCATTCTTTACCAGTAGCCGCTGGAACTAAACCCATATCACTATTAGCTAAAATTGAAATGGAATATTTGTAAAATGAATCTTTACGAAAATGTCTACGGCATCCTTTTTGCATCCTATTTCGGAATCTATTATCTTTGAATAAATCATAAACTGCATACCCATTAAATCCCTTTTCAGTCACTTTAGTTTGATAATTTATTTTAGCACGCATCATGGTTGGAAAAAATTGATTCACACATGATCCCATACATCCATCATTAATAATCACATTTTCTTTTCCATCTAATTCATCAACATAAGGTTTTGTAGATCCTGATTTAGGTTTATATCGTGAAAGAGTGATTCCAGGAGTTCCACTCATCTTACGGAATTCTTCTTCCATTTCAAATTCATTGGATCCAGCTAATGGTGGAACTCCATATTCATCCCATACCTCAAGCACACGGGCGCGCATCTTATCAACCCACGTTTCGAATTCTTCATTATCCATTAGTAACAATTCTTTAAATGTTACATTGATAGATTGATCTTCAAGAATATAATCATTTCTATCCCAATAATGTTTTTCCATCATAATTACTCCAAAATGCTAAATCCCTTTTCTTCAATAAATTTCAATGTATTATTAAACTTATCAATCAATAAATCACCTTGAGGACTAATAACAAAAATATTTACATCCTTACTTAATAACTGAATAATCTTTAAAAGATCATCCACACCTGATGCATCCAAACTCTTTTCAAAAATTTCATCCATTATCAATAAATTCGTATTTGCGGAATTTTTTAATCTAGCAATTTCTCGCCATGTAAATAAAATTGCCAAATCAATACGAAGTTTTTGTCCTTCTGATAATTGATAATATGTTCTTTCTTTATTTCCACGAATATGAATCAATTCTTTAAAATTCTCATCAATTGTAAAATTAGCAAAGAAGTCCATAGCTGCCAAATATCGATTGACATATTTATTAATAATTGGAAGATATTGCCTAATAATTTTAGTTTTAATACCAGTATCTTTCAACATTACAGAAATTATATCCAAATAATGTTTTTTGGATGTTAATTCATCTCTTTGTTCCATCAATTTGGATAATTCTTTGTATAAATCTTTCAATTTATCTTCTTGTTCTTTAGTATCTCCACTTTTTTCCTGTAATTCATTAATATCTTCTTGTACCTTTTCAATAAAGTTATCAATTGCACGAATTGAACTTTGTAACTTATTTACCTCTTTAGAATTTTCTTCAATTTCTAAAAGGATCTTTTTAATTCCATTTAACCTAGATTCAGATTCTGATAATTCTCCCTCCAATTTAATTAAAGCAGATTCAATTTCTTTAATTAAATCACCTTTTTCATTCAACATACTATTTCGAAAAATATCATCAATAGTTTGCTTACATGTTGGGCATTTATCAGTCTTTTTATAAAATTCTTGTTCTTTTTCAGTTTTATTTTTATTAGTTCTAAGTTTATCTTCAGTTATTTCCAATTTTCTTATACGTTCCTGAAGATTTATTTGTTCAGAAGTTGTCATAATCAATTCAGTTATAGCTTGTTGAATATATTGGATTTTTTCGTCAACTTCTTTTCTTTGTTTTAAATTTTCAGATATCAAATTCTTTTTTTCAGTAATCGCATTAATATTATCTGATTGTAATTTTTTGAGATAACTTTTTACCAATGTTATCTTTTCATTTTGTAATTCAATCGAATTACATAAAAGGATATATTCTTCTTTCATTTCTGCTATGCGTTGTTTAAGAACAATATTCATAGCTGAAAAAATTTGAATATCTAATAAATCTTCAATTAAATAACGCCGATCGGCAACTGATAATTGCATAAATGGTACAAATGAAGCCGATCCCAATACAACCACTTGCGTAAAACTTTTACGATTTAATTTAAGAATAGATTGTTCTAAATATTTTTGATAATCCCGAGATTTAGATTCTTGATCTACCATTACTTGATTAATATAAATTTCAAATATTCTTGGTTTTAAACCTCTACGAATTTTATAATTAGTTCGACCAATTGAAAATTCAATTTCAACAATCATTTCCTCTTCATTTGTATCATTAATTAAATCTGGAATATTAACATTTCGAAAAGCTACTCCAAATAAACCAAAAATTAAAGCATCTAATACAGTTGATTTCCCTGTTCCATTAACACCATAAATTAATGTCGTAGGAGCTCCACGTAAATTTATTTCAGTAAAATTATCTCCTGTATTTAATAGGTTTTTCCATCTTACTTTTTTAAAATTTACCATAATTTTTCTCCACATATTTAAAAGCTTGTAAAATTATTTTTGGATCATCTTGTAATAACCCTATTCCCCTATTACAATTACTACATAATAATCCCCTAATTTTTCCAGATTTATGTTGGTGATCTACAGCAAATTTTCTTCCTATTGGATCCTTATCAATTTTACATATAGCACATTTTCCTTTTTGTTTTTTTAATAAAATATTATATTCCTCTATAGTTATACGAGACCATTTCCTAAATTTATCAGATCGTCTTTTTTTATTACAAATAGAACATATCTTCATATTTGATCCTATAATTTAAGAATATTTTTCAATTTCTTCAGTATTAGATAACATGATGGTCTTATCTGGGAAAACTACACTCATGCGCATCTGTTTACAAAAATGCAACAATTCACCCGCCAACATAAGTGCCTTCATTCTAATATCTTGTTCCTCTGAAGGGAATCTTGGATAATTAATGAACCCAACAATCAACCCAGGTTCATTACCTTTCTTATATACAAATTGAGTCCTCGTAACAGTAACACAAATACTGATTCTATCCACCCATTCTTGGATAAATTTCTCAACTGATTCAAATGGCATTACTTCATTAGTATATCCTCTACGAAGACCTACATAAATTGTTGCTGTAAAAGTTGGAACTGTCATTATCTATCCATTCCCTGAGCTTCAGTATAAAGGATTTTAATTTCTTCTTTAATTTTGTCTTTATTTGAATCTATTTCCAAATTATCAACATATTTATTCAAAATTGTTAAAGTATCTTCAGTCAAATCTACTTTCATATTTGCATCTTCCTCAGATAATTGTAAATCATCATCAATTTTTACATCTGCTGGATTCATATTAAATAACTTTTCAATAAATTTATCAAAAAAGAGTGGATTTATCCTATTTTGAACTATCACTTTTATATAAGCACCTTGGTACTTATCATTAATCTTTTTCAATAAAAAATCTAAAGTTTTTTCTTTATCATCATAATATATCTTATAAAACATTCTATAAGGATTTTCATGGAATTCTAATTTCATAGTACCTGATTTCCATGTATGAAATCCTCGTGGATCATTCATATCATCAAATTTAATTTCATAAGGTGACCCCAAATATGATATATTTCCTTCTTGAGATTTATGATGTAAATGACCGGACCAAACACCTTTAAATTTTTTAAAAATTTTGGCTTCCAATCCTTCTGCCAATCTTAAACTACGATTTACCAAAAATCCTTTAATTTCTAAATGTCCCATAAGGATTTTAGCAGTTGTAGTTTTAATCATTTTCATTGAATGTTCATAATTTTCTTCATTAATCCATGGGACAAATAATATTTTTGTTTTATCAAATGTCACTTCTGTAGCTGTATCAAAAATTTCAATATTAGGATACATTCCACACAATTCTTTAACAGCATTTACTTTAGATGTATTTTTAAAATAAGTAGTATGATTTCCTAACATACTATAAAGTTTAATCTTTCGTTCCAATAATCGATCAAAATACATTTCCCTAGATCTTTGAAA